GTTATATGGGGCGCCAAACTATGATGGTAGGTGAGTTTGCCATTACAGAGCTACCAATGAAGAGCGTTGCTGGTATTTCGGCAAGTAATACTGGGCTTGCTATAGCATGTAGGACTGGGGAGATTTGGCATAGTACTGATGATGGGGTGACGTGGAGACAAAAAGAAAGCCCTAATAATGTACCATTAAATATGATGGTATCTGTATTTATGCGGGGTTGGGATTTTTCATACTTTGCTTTCTTAGCATTAGGTGATGATAGAGGGTTAGCTCAAGATAGAAAGGGTAACATACTTTATTCAATGCTAGAACAAGCATCGATGTTTGGTAATCCTAGGTATATAAAATCTGACCGTGCCATAGTAGCGAAGGGGGTTTAATTAAATGGTCAACCTTAAAATGCTTGGCTCAACTGGATTAAAACGAGCAGGTTCCTATATTTATGAGGAGTTCCTGCCAGATTTAAGGTGGCCGAGAGCGGGGCGAGTCTACCAGGAGATGGCAGATAATGACCCTGTAGTAGGTTCTATTCTGTATTTAGCTGAAATGTTAATTCGTGGAACCAAATGGACAGTTGAGCCAGCGTCACAAAGTCAAGAAGATATAGAGGCAGCAGACTTCTTAAAAACTTGTATGGATGATATGGAAGTTTCATGGGCATCTACCATTACTGAGATTTTATCTATGATGACTTATGGATTTAGTCTACATGAAATAGTATATAAGGTACGTAGAGGACCTGAAGAAAAGAATCCAAAATTCAAAAGTAAGTATTCAGATGGTCGTATTGGGTGGCGCTGCCTCCCAATACGGTCACAGAGTAGCATCGAAGAGTGGCATTATAATGAGTTAAATGAGCTTGTGAGTGTACTACAAGTAGCAGAACCTACCTTTAGGCCTGTGGTTATACCCATGAAAAAGGCGTTGTTGTTTAGGACAAAAGTTAGTAGAGACAACCCAGAAGGACGCTCGTTATTAAGAAATGCATATAGGCCTTGGTTCTTTAAAAAACATTTTGAAGAAATTGAAGGTATAGGTATTGAGAGGGACCTAGCGGGCTTTCCAGTATTAACTACTCCACCTGATTTAGATTTATGGAATGAAGATGACCCTAGAATGGTTACTTTAAGGACTAGAGCAGAACAGGTGGTGTCTTCGGTAAGAAGGGACTCTGAAGAAGGTTTACTATTACCAAATGGCTGGGAGCTTAAACTACTAGCTTCTGGTTCTGGTCGTCAAATAAATATTGGTGATACTATTGATAGGTATGATAATAGGATTGCAATAACTATGCTATCAGATATTATTTTAATAGGTGGGCAAAAGACTGGTTCCTTTGCACTTGCTGATGTGAAGCAGTCTATTATTGCCTCTGCTCTACAAGCTCAACTGTTGAATATTGCTGATGTGTTTAACACATTTGCTGTACCAAGGCTGTTTAGCTACAATACTTTTAATGTAAGAGAGCTACCTAAAGTAGTACCTAGTGAGATTTTACATCCTTCATTAAGAGAACTTGCATTAGTATTAAGGGCAATGGGGCTCAATATTGCTGGTGATATGAAGTTGCAAAACTACTTACGACATGTTTTAAGTATCCCACAGCTTGACGAGGATGAGTTTGAGGTAATATATAAGCCACAATTAGTAGATAGAAAGGCGCCCTCTGTACAAGATGGAGTAGAAGATGCAATGAATAATGTNTTTGAACAATCTGATATGCACTATGCTGGAGGTGATTAAATGTCAGAAGAGATAAGAGATGTTGGTTTAACATTTACAATTAAAAAGGTTGCTGACCAAGGATTGGTGTCAGGTTGGGCTAACGTTGCGGTGAATAAGGATGGTAGCTTACCATTAGATTGGCAAGATGACGTGATAAGTCCTGAAGTTTTAGAAAAAGCGGCTGTACAATTTATGATAGATCATCAAAAAGCGGGTGAGATGCATAAGGGGGAGCCAATAGGTGTAGTAGTTGAGTCTTTAGTTTTTACCAAAGAAAAGCAAGAGATGCTAGGAATTGCTGAGGGGCAAGTGCCAGAGGGTTGGTTTATTACAATGAAGGTGCTTAATTCTGAAGTATTCGAAAAGGTAAAAAATGGTACTTATAAAATGTTTTCAATTCAGGGGCAAGCGAAACGAATTAAGCTATAATATTTGGCATATTTTCGTATAATATAAAGAGGAGGTGCAAAAATGCCTAACATAATTGTTGATTTAGAGGTTGATAGAGTTGACCTCGTAGATGATGGGGCAAATTCGGCTGCTTTCATCAAACTTTTTAAAAGAAAGGAGATTACAATGGACTTTAAGGAACTGATTGCAAAAATGTCGACAGAAGAAGTGGCGTTGATTCAAGAAGCAATTGATAAAGCTAAGGAAGAAGCTAGCGCCGCTACTACAGAAGAAGTAACCAAACTTAAGCAAGAAGTTGCTACGTTACAGGAAGCTTTAAAGAAAGCTAAAGAAGAGCCTGAGCCGCCTAAAGATGATATTTATAAAAATTTACCTGAAGCGATTAAGGAAGAAATGGCTAAAATGAAGCTTCAAAAAGATGCCGCTGAAGAGGCGCTACGAAAAGCTAAAGAAGCAGAGCTAGAAGCCGTTGCTAAAGCCACAGCTGCTGAGCTGAAAGCATTGCCGGTTGCAGAAGAAATTTTGATTAAAGTTCTCAAGGGCAGTACCCCTGAAATGGTAGATGTTCTTAAAGCTGTTAGTGTAGCAATAGAAGAAGTAACCCTTGGCGAAGTTGGTAAGGGAGGCGGAGGACAAGCTGCTGCTAAAGATGCTTGGGGTAAGATTGAGAAAGCTGCTCAAGAAATTGCTACCGCAGAAAGTATGACTATTCAAAAAGCTATAGGTGAGGTCATTAAGCGGCAGCCTGCTTTGTATAAGGAATACCTAGAGGGAGGTGCAAACTAATGAATGCTTTTCAAATCCCAGTATTAAGATGGAGTTTGCCTTCTGGAGGCGATATAGTTTGGAGACGCTTTGTATCAGTTAATAACTTGGGGCAAGCAATTCAGGCGACTGCAGCTACCCAGGTTGTAGGGGCTGCTCAGAATGATACAAAAGCTGGTCAAGTACAAGAAATTCTTAATGGACTTGTAATGGTAGAAGCTGCCGGCGCTATTACTGCAGGTGCATTAGTATATTCCAATGCAACTGGCCTTGCTGCAGGTACTGGAACTGTTGCTGTAGGTATCGCTATTACTGGTGCTACCGCTGCAGGACAGTTAGTAACTGTACTAACAAAATAAAGAAAGGAGAACTAATATGCCAAGAATGATTGAGGCTCACATTGATAGAGCGCTAACTAATATTTCTGTTGCTTATCTACAAGATGCCAGTAGTTTTGTTGCTGACAAAGTGTTTCCAATTGTACCAGTAAGACGTCAATCTGATGTGTACTATCAGTACAGTAGAGCTGATTTCTTCCGTGATGAAGCTCGTGTTCGTGGTTCTGGAACAGAATCTGCAGGCGGCGATTATGGGGTAGAGGCACAGGATCCATATCACTGCCGAAAACATGCTTTTCATAAAGATGTAACAACTGAAGAACGTGCAAATTATGATGAGCCCTTAGATGCAGATATAGATGCAACTATATTTATTTCACAAAAGATGCTTATCCGCCGTGAAGTTGAGTGGGCACAGAATTATTTCAGAACAGGTGTTTGGACAACTCAGATTCAAGGGTCGCCTACACCTACAGGTTCCCAGATATTGCAGTTTGATAATGAAGCATCAGATCCTATTGGGATTATTACTAGAGCTGGGGTTCAAATGGCTAGTCAAACAGCCTATAGGCCTAATAAGCTAGTGTTATCACCGTTTGTATATAATGCTTTGAAGAATCATCCTGACATTTTGGACCGCATAAAGTATACTCAGAAGGGCATCGTAACCACTGATCTACTAGCCACTCTCTTTGAAGTTGATCAAGTGCTTATAGCTTGGGGTGTTGTTAACTCCGCAAGAAAAGGTGTTGCAGAGTCTAATGCCTTTATAATGGGTAAAAATGCGTTGTTGTGCTATGCTAATCCTAGACCAGCACTGCGGCAACCCTCTGCCGGTTATATATTTGCATGGACTGGAATTGAAGGTGGCGGGGCTTATGGAAACAGAATAATTAGACTACCGATGGACCTGCTCGGACTCGGTACAGAACGTGTTGAAGGTGAAATAGCTTTTGACTGCAAAGTCATCAGTAATGACCTAGGCGTGTTCTTCTACGACCTTGTTGCTTAAAAGAGTATTTGTAGTTCGTCGGCGCTTCCGTGATAAGAATGGTGTGCACACTACCGGTTCTATTGTAAAGCCTGAAGAAATACTTCGCTTTAAGCGTAGAGTGCAGGATGGCAACATAATAGAAGTTACCGAGCAAACTTTTGATAGTGTTGCTGCATACATGTTAGCTCGACACGGAGTGACTCTAATTTGGCCGGAGGACGTGCCTCTTACTCATGAGGTACAACTAGTAGATATCGAAGACGAAGAATCAGAGGTAGAAGAAACTAAAGTAGAAGAAGAGTTAGAGGTAGAAGAAGAGCTTAAAAAAGTTCCAACAGTGGTAAAAGCAATAAATTTGTAAAGGGGTGAAGAATATGTCATGGACCTATACAGGAAATCCAGCGGTTAGAATATTAGACCGTTATAGATTTTTGGTTGGTGACACTGATGAAAGAGCCCCTATAATGCAAGATGAAGAGATTCAATTTTTAATTGAACAGTATGGGCATAATGAGAATCTATTAAGATTTCATCTTTTTAAGCAAGTAGCTACTATCTTTGCTAGGGATATAAAACGTAGATTAGGACCACAGTCCGAGGACCCAACTGAACGATTAAAGTATTTTAATCAACAAGCTGATGCTTATGCTGCATTAATACAAGCTGCTGGGATTTCAATGGCAGAACCTGCTTACCCAAGAATCTTTAGAAAAGGAATGCATAGCAATCCTATATGGCCACCTCCTAGAAGGGGGTATGACTATGTACAATAGCTTAAAGAGTTGGGTTGACATTCCTGTTACTGTAAAGTCTTTTATTAAAAGAAACAGTACTGGAGAACCTATATATGGGGATATAATAAAAACTTTTTGTTACCCTAGGGCACGGGCTGATGTGGCGATGAATCGAAGAGGTGTTGAGGTTAAGTCAAATACCCAGCTTTATATGGATGGTATAGAAAGCATTAAAGAAGAAGATGCAGTAATATTTGAGGATTTTGAGTATATAGTAAAAGCTGTTATAACTTTCTATAGAGCTGGGACTGCTGATATAAAGGTGGTATTTATATGAATGTAGTACTTAACTTTCATTTTGATAAGCGAGAAATAAATAAGTTTGATGCTAGATGTGAAATAGCAATCAAAAAAGTTTTAACGGGTACCAAAAAAGCTACTATAGAAGCTTGTGAAGAAATTCTTAGAATGAGTTTATTAGAAGTACCAGAAGCAACTGGAACACTCGCTGCAAGTGCTTTTTATGAAGTTCGTAAACGTCCTGAAATAAAAAGTTATAAATATGAAGGTAGGGTAGGATATGGTGGAAATGGTGACCCAATAAATCCAAGAACTGGTAAGCCTGCTTCTTACTATATGGTAGCTGTTCATGAAAGACTTGACCAAAGACACGTTAAGGGTAAAGCTAAGTTTC